TTCTTTCGAGGTCTGTATATGACCTACGGACAGTAGAGTGCTCGTCTGCACCAGTGGCGCAAATCGAAGCGTTATGTGGCTGCCATCGCACATGGATGACTGCCGGACCATCGATCACCGCTCCGCGTTTTGTCGTGTAGCTTTGGCCATGCGGCACAAAGAGCGATTCCATTGGAACGGCTGTGATTGAAAAATCTGTGATGTGACCTTCATCCATTCGCGTGCGAATTACTTGGGATTCTGCATCACTCGCGAATGACGGCACGCCGTGAAGCTCACCGTCAATGACTTGCATCTGACGGATCGAACCGAAGATATTTCTGACGCTTCTGTCGTCGTGTGAATCAACGATTGGAATCTGCGATTGATTGGCGCGAAGAACAACCCCATCCATCAACAGCACTTCGTTGATGACGTACCCGCGATCTTCGTCATATCGTCTGACCGGCGTTTCTGTGGCAATGACGACATCCGAAACGCCAGTCGACACTCCGACCGATCGCATCACGACGCATGTGGCTTTCAGTGGTGGCAGCTTGCCTTTCTTACTTGGCATTTTCTGTCTCCGGAACCTGATCCAAATCCGTGTCAACAGTTCCGTCTGACGCATCCGCCAAAAGCATCTGTGCTGTCGCTTCAGTCAGCCCCAGCGACTGCAGAAACACCTTTGACTTTGTTTCGCTAGCAGTGCCTGCGATGAACTCCGCCAAAATGTCTTCAATGGCTTTGCGATTGCGGCCCCATTGAAGCCGGGACATGTCAGACATTTCACCGGCTGGCTGGATTGCCTGCTGCTGTCCGGGCTGTGGCATTGCAGACGCAGCGGCCATTTGCTGCCCTTCAGCCTGCGTTGCTTCAACCTTTGCCATGTCGGCAGTGACAAGACCAAGTTGACGTTTCAGCTTTTCTTCTTTGGCTCGCTGATAAAACACGTTTTTCCAGTGTTTGCCACGCTGCCCAAGTTCGTCTTGGTAGGTGCTTTGAAATGAGTTCAACGCGGAATCTGACGCGGCCTGTTCGCTTTGTGGGTCTACCCATTCCCATGCGGGAGTTTGCCACTCCACCGCAGTCGCGGCACGACGGTCGGCAAGTATTTCGGACATCGACGAAAAGCCGTCCACGCCAGCAGTTGCTGCCTGATCACAGAATCGGTCCCAGATCGGTTGGCACATGTGCTGTACGTCATAGCGTTGCCACCTACGGAAACGACGACGATCCTCAAGCATACTTGTGCGGCTGCTGCTGTAGCTCGTGCCGCTGTAGTTCCGGCTGACAACTTCGTAACTTAGCCCGGTTCCAACTGAGATGCCTCGCAGCATCAGATTGATCGACTCGACCGATTCCCCTGGCTGCAACCGCACGACCATTGCCGGCTCAAGATACTCGAACTGGTTGCCGTTGATGTCGCTCGACTCATCGTCGGTCGATGGCATTAAACCAGTGCCGCCGCGTCCGTTAGTCGTGATCGCGACGCCAAAACATGAGGCAACTGCTGACGCCTGAATTTCGTTGTCGACGTATACGCCGAGATCTCGCAGCCATGAAAGCACTGGAGCAAACCACGACACGCCGCGAGTTTGCCCAATCCGGTCGACTCGGTACAAATGCAGGATCTCTTTCGCGTCGATCCGTACCGGAAGAACACGGGTGGCGTATGGTCCGTTTGGATGCTCCGGATAGATCCAGTATGCTAGCGGCTTTCCAAGGTCATCAAGTTCAACGCCTCGGATCACCTTGTTTCCGTCTTTACTGTGAATCTTGTAAGTGTCTTTGTCAGTCGCCAGTCGGTCAGCTTCGATCAGTTCCAGAGCGAGCGGAACGGGACGATAGATGCCCCGGTACTTGTTTGACGGAGTGTTCACAAGGTGAATCAACACCTCGCCCGCTTCGACCATTTCACGCTGTGCGAGTTGCTGAATTTCAGCAAAGTTCAGACGCCCGTTGACGTCACAAACTTCGCACCATTCCTGCCAAACCTTGTCACGGACTTCGTTGACATCTTCGACGTCTGTGCCTTCCGGCGTTTCTACTTGTGACTGTGCGGTGATGCCTGTTCCAATTACCGAACTGACGATTGTGTCGACAACGCCCCAAGCATAAGCATTATCGCGGACCAACGCGCGGGACCATGCTCGAAGCGAATCAGCGCCGAACGGCCCGAGCAGTTCACTGTCTGCGGACTGGTTTTTCGGTTTCTTGTTGTTTGTTAACCGGCTGGCTTCTGCCCCGGCGTACATTCGCTCAAGCGTTTTGCGTTGCTGCGTTCGTCGCACTGCAGCCGCAGGACTAAACACGCCGATAACTTTGTCAAGGGCTGTGCCGATCATTGGCGAGCCCTCTGGAACTTGGCGACTCGGAACATGCTGCCAGAGCCTGACTCGCGGTCGGCTTCCATTTGCAGCATTCGGCGTTGCTCAAACAAAGTCGGCAAGTCCAGCGACGTTACCGAACGTGAGCCGATCGAGTACGAGGAAGCTCCTCCGGTCAGAAGTGCTTCAATCGCTGCGTCGATCTGTGCTAGTAGTGAGGTCGCTGTTGCCATGCCCGCATGATTGCGGTGTCATGTGGCAATGCGATAGGGCAAGCATGGGTGCGGTTTATATGCCGTGTAAATCCTATTCCTTCCACGTCGCTCCGCAATATCCGCACTTGCAGTACCTTGTCCGCCCCTGCGTGCTGACGACTCTAGAAAACGACTTTCCCGCAGTTTCCTCATTAGCCGCCCGCAAGGCAGGGCACGACGCGCAGTCCTTTGGCACAAACGTGGTCACTCGTGGCTTTGGCTTTTCAACGTCTTCTGAGACTGTTGACCCAACCGCCTGCTCGTTTCTTTGGGGTTCCATGACGTTGGCCTGCAGGCTTTCCGGCTGGCGGTTTTTGTTGTGCTTGCTCATTTGGGGCTTTCGGTCTTGCAGTAACTGACTGGCCATTCGGTGTGTCCGGAGTCGGGGAGAGAAGATAAATGCCGCGAGCACTTGCCGCAGCCGCTGCGTTGTATGTGGCGTCGAGCCAGTGGTTGTTATCGCTTACCACGTTCCAGTAGGTTTTTAGGCCCTTGCCCTCCTTAAACTCACTGACCAGTTCTTCGGCTACTATGTGCTGAGCGTACGACGTGTGCTTCTTGTCGCCCGGCTGATTGAACAGCGACAACGCGCCACGCCGTAGAAAGTTTTGCTCGTCAAATGTTGGAGTCAAGAACCGTTCGTGAATGAACTGCTTCCAGTAGTCGGTATTGAGTTCATAAAGCCAAAGACCCTGAGCTTCCTGATAGGCTGCATGGAAATGATTGCCCGGCTTTATCCTGTCGGTTTCAGTTGTCTTGTCGCGATAGTTCCCGATGCCCTTAGACACGTAAAACGGTGTCCCGCCAACGTCTCGAACGAACTGATACGCCGCGTCGGTGAACGTTCCAGAGTCAACAAACACCGCATCGACCTTGCGATCAGATCCAGCCGCGTCGACATACTTTTTGCTCAGAATCTCATCACGCCAGTTCAGCAACGCTTTGTAACTCTGTGGTTCGCTGGCTTGGTTGTCCATGCCTTTGTCCGTGCCGACGACTTCTGCCCGGCCGTAATCAATGACGCACCCGCCGGCACCCTTCCACCATGCAATCACGACCCAATGGCAGAGATACTTTCCAAGGTCAATCGCTGCTGTCACGCATGAGGCATTGGCGGGCAACTGACAGCGATCCAACCCGCTCAATCGACCTGCCACCATTTGCCACGATAGCCCGCTGCCCTGTGGCCCAACTTCCTCCGGTGGATCGTTGTCGATTTCCGTCGCAACAGCTTCCTCGCCCCAGTCGGCAACCTTGTTGAAATACGACTGAATCGCTGAAAGCTCAAGCGGTTCACCATCTTCGTGAATGGTTCCGTCAAACGAAGACGCATTGCTGACGACACAATCACGTTCAATCTCTGCTCGATTGTCACGCCAGAACCGAAAAGCCTCTCGTGCGTCAGGGTCATTGTCGGCCCGCTCGATTCGCTTCGTCATGTATTCCTGAACCAGATCCATGCGGTCGGGCCGCTTGATCATTTTGCGGTATCGCTTGCCCTTCCACGACGGTTTTTTCTTTGGGTCGGTGAACTTAAACGCTATGCACTTGCGGTTCTGAATCGTGCAAAGAAATACACGAGCAACGCGACGTGCCGACGATGCGAGCCCGGCGATATCCTTTTCGATAATGTCTT